TTAATCGTCATTCCAGTGATATTGGTGAATGAATCGTATACACCTGTTTGGAAAAAGTCAGTCCATGCTTTGGTTGGATTTAATTTAACGACTGCGTCTACCATTGCTGCATGACCCAATGAACTATTGCGCCACTCAAACTCAACTGGACCCCAATCGCCAAATACAAATGGTGTTGCTTTATCAAGATCAGTGGGTGTACCCAATACAACTGCTGGATCTTCCAATAGTCCAGTAACAGTAACAGGACTTGTAGTTGCGAAATCCCAGTAATATCTTGCGAAATATAAATCTTGCTTTATTGGTGTAGATGGTTCGCTAATCAATCCAGTGTTGAATGCACTTAACATTGCTGTTCGTTTAGTAGGATCAGTCCAACTATAGTTTTCATCCCACCATGAAGGTTTATCACTATATCCTAGCATATGCCAAGGTGTGATATGAGGTGTCGCTGTACCAAATAATACACTGTACGCGCCTTTCCAATGACCAGGAAGGTTAGATTTTAAATGACCTTCTGTGATTGAAATAGATGAATAATTCCACGTAGTTGAATCAAGTGCATCAAAATAGTTTGCTGGATTTAATGTAGTTTGTGCTGTCTTTGTGTACCAATCTTTAAAATATTTGTCTACATAGTTGTCTATTTTATTTAATGTGTACCAAGTACCATGATGTTGCGATGGCAAATATTTGACAAAACTATTCGCATAATGCGAATCTTGCTTACGCATTCCATTATACACACGAGTCTCTATGTCGTACAATACTGCTGCAACTGGATCAAAGTTGATGTCATTGATTTTTGCTAATTCAGCATTCGCCTTTAATGTATACACACTGCCATCATGTCCTATCAATTCATTAGACAGCACTTGTGGAACATATGTATGAGATAATCCAAGTTTAGCCATACTCGCTGGTACATTGCTATCGTTGTCCATTTGATAATAATATGCTCTGATAGAAGTAAATTGTATGTCTGTGAATTCTACTGGAATAGAAATTAATGTTATCTTACTACCATCTAATATATAATCTTCACCCAATGTCAATAGATGAGTGACTGCAATATTATCACCATCTCTGTTATCTGTGCAATACAAATACATATGATCTTTTCTGAAATCATCATTGTTAAGTGTAATACCCAAATGATAGTCAACAGTACCAGCAATATATGCTACTTCCACATACTGTGATCGCTGTGAGTATAGCATATTTGAATTCTTATGAACTGCTGTTCCTTTATGTGATTGTGTCATCGCATCTATTACATCTGTGGTCAATGCGCGAACATCGTTGTATGGTTTTGTTTTATATAAGCGTTTTGTTTGTGCCATGACGCGCTGCTTAAATGACCACCAATCTCTTCCTTGTTCAAATAAGGCGGTTGCGATATTCATTTCATCAATTCCATAACACAAGTCATGCATGATACTTATATCATCATGTAAGAATATTTCACCAGCATATGATTTAACAATAATACTTTTATGATAATTGTTATCACCAAACGCATCGCCTACAAATCCTGGCGTGCTTTCTATAATACTTAACCAATGTGATAATGTTTCTTGTATTGTAAATTCTGTTACGACTTCATTATTTGCATTGTGCTGATGAACATCTGGTATCTGAGTTCGCTCAGCATTGCTCTGCGTTGTATCATTATTGTAATATTCCACATCTATTGTAGTAAAATTAGATTGCTCATCAGCGACTGGGATATCTGATATCACTAATGTATTTTCATTGATATCATATTCAGATGCTGGCAATTTTCTTCCATTAACATATACAGTATGAAAAAATTCATCCTGTGATAGGTTTGTTATGATGCGACCTCTGTTCAATACTGAATCAGATGCTGAACCAAATTCAAGTACAAATGATACTTCATCTGGTAATGTGACTGTAATTTCTTCACCAATAACAGATGTCGGGAATATACTACCATCAGTATTGTAGAATGTTAAATCTTTTGCTGGTGTAATGTCGTGAAACACATATGATGTATCTTTGCCCAATATCAATTCTGGTTGATTAATTCTGCTTCTGTTATATACACCTTCTGATAAAACTTCAGTTGTTGTTATATTGCCGTCTCGCTCGTATACCAAGAACTCCTTGTCAACTCTCCAATTCCCATATCCAACTGGAACAGTAATGATTTCGTCTTCTGCAAATAATTGAATACTGTCCTTAGCACCCATTGAATACGAACTAGGTATATATGTACTTGCATTGTTCATTCCTTTAACAAAGAAATAATATCCTGGGATTTCAACCGCAACGTGTCCCATGTCTCTTGAGTAGGTGTAGCGTTCTGTGAATAGATTATTTTCAAACACAATGTTTGCACCAGTGCCTGAATCTTTATATGAGATTGCAAAATTTAATTCGCTATCAACTGTTCCAGTGCCAACTTTGTATGAAAACACCTTGCTACTTACAAATGAACTTCCATTGAAACTACTCAATGGTGTTCCTTCGTTATCGCATAATTTAAATAATGGTGCTGTGTTTGGTAATGCTTTATTCTGTGCTAACTTAATTTCACCATCGTAATACATATCGCTCTTTGCATATGCGCCAGTGCCTGACAACGAATCGTTCAAAGCAACGAATGTATCACCATCCGTAAATGTATCTGTACGTTCAGTTTCTGTTAGTATATCGCCTGCTGCTTTGATGTATATGCCATTCCCTGCTGCAATACGCGAACCCAGTGCAATTCCAGTTGCGTCTAAATCAGACAGTAAATAATCTACTTGTCCTTTAAACACAACATCAGTTGCATAATTTGCATGACCATGATCAGTCATATGCATTAATGTATCAAATTGTATAATCGGGCGCTTCGCTCTGTTTTCAATAGTACAACTATCTAGTGCGACAAACGAAGTAATTAGTGTTTCCAAATATAATATACTGTCTTTATGTACCCAGTGGTTTGCGCGTGACCACGAACTTGCAATATTGTCAGATGTATCTATTACAATATAATCTTTAATAGTATGTGCTTGTGCTACCGATTCTATGGAATAACTATACGGAGTAGTATCCGTGAAGAACTTTTGACCAGTTGAATCTATTAGTAATTTAAAACTAATACGAGTACCAACACCTGTCACTAAATATGTGTTATCTGCAATAGCAGCATCGTAACCAATGAATTTTATTTTCAATCCATTGAACAACTCAACAGTATTTTCACTATCTGTAATTGTTCCTAGTGGTGCACCAGTGATAGTTGTTATCGGATTATCGTCACCAGCAACTAAAAAGGTTGATTCATATACTGGGAGTTCTGCTGCCCAATAGTAAGAAACAAAATTTACAAATTTGTCTATGTTGATAGGCGGCGCATATACATATGCATTAGAGTTATATGCTGCGTTATAACTATATTCATCAAAGTTCATTGCAACACTATTCGCGATATCACTAACTGAAATTGTATGTGTAACATTGTCTAATTCGTCAGTAGTTATGATTCCAGGTTCTAATTGCTGTGCTGTGCTGTTTGTGTTTAAATAATTATCATCATAACGAGTTAGTGACTTACCAGACATATTGCCTACAAATGCATCAACATTTTCCATGTCGCCTTTTGATATCATCTGATCAAATGTTGCGTCTAACCATTTCTTGTTAAGATCTGTCTTAAATGGTGTAGGTAACTTATTTACAGATTTGATTTCATTTACAGGGTAATCACCAGATCTCTTCTTAGGATCTGCTTGCTCTTGTTTATTAGATTTATAATTTTCCATATGTTACCTTAAATTGCCTTAATGTTTGCTTGTGTGATGCTAGTTACGATGTCGATATCTACGACAGTCGCGTCTGGTATGAATAACTCATCTGTCAATGGTGTTATTTGGAATAATGAACCAAATACACTAGTAGAACTTTCTGGTACTATTACGAATGAACTTATAACACCGATCAATTCGTTATGTACATATGCTGCCAATTCAGTGAAATAGAATGTCTCTCCGAAATCCCAAAGACCTATATCAAAGAAATTATTGATTGCAATAATCACTTTTGCCTTAATATCATTGTCTGTGAAATTCACGCCAGGTACTTTGATAACATTGAATCTTGCTCTCACTTCTGGATCTGCTACTGAGCCAAATAATACTTTGTATTTAACTGGTCGATAGATGATGGTATCACTCATTGCTTTCTTTGTATCAACCGAACTAGATTGGTTGAACTGTCTATTTATTTCATCTATAGTTGGCGGCTGCGGCTTACCAGAAAATAAACGCGATTCCAACAACCAAGACTTAAAGGAATTATCATATTCCCTCGTCAATGTAAAGATATCAATAATGTTTGACAAACTAGGATCTACGATTTCATTTTCTGCTGGGATATGCGTCCATTCAAATCTTAGGTTATCTACTTCAGTAGATAAGCCCGCTATATCAAAATATGCATCTGGATTGTCTGCGCGTGAATCGGTAGAACTATCTAATAACGCAACGATGACTTTGTTTGATTGATATAATCCATTTGAATCTATATTATATCCCCATACATAAAATTTAACAAATGTAGCAGTTGTTGTATCATATAGTTCAATGATGTCACGATTTCGTTTTTTAGTGAATTCATTGATATTGTATTCGTTTGTTAAATTCGAGAATTCAATTTGAGTTGTTTCTAGTTCATATCTAGATATACGAGTAGTAACATCATAACTATTATTTGTTGTACCTGATCCTACTATCGCAGGAGCCACGTCGATTAACCAAGCCAATGGACTAGTATCAACTACTGGTGTAATTACTTCCCAATATGCAGGTGTCTCTTCATATCTATATTTTAATTGGAATGCTGATTCACTAGTTAATGCTGCTATAATATCTGCTTTTTCTGCTGTTGTAAATTGTTTTGCAAATGATGGATAGATCATATCCAATGAAGCACCAGTTGGTATTTCAATATCAAATGCGATCGCACCAGTACCAGTAATAGTTAATCCAGATGCTTCACCCTGTGTGTCATCTATTCCTCTACCATTGGCAAATATACTTGATACTTTTGCCCAATATTCCTTACCGTCGGATGTGAATTTAACTAATGCACCTATCGTGATATATTTTAAGTAATGAGTTTGAGCAGCGCCGACCCCTTGTATCACACTTTGATAGTCATTAAAATACCCAGTAGTTTTATCATTTGACTGCCACGTAAATATAACATCGTTTGCAGACTCTGAACTTCTTAGTAATTCAAATGACTCTTTGAATTCTGTGTAATACAAGTTCAATAACTCATGATCATGTATCGCAGGCTTAATGTAATTTTCAAATACACTGTTGACAACAATATCATCAGTATGTTCTACTTTAGTTGCGTTAGTTGAACGTGTAAGTGTACCGTCTGTGCCAAACAAATGTAGATTAGAATATGTGCCAGTTGGATCATATAATTTAGCATATCGACTATGTCCACTATGAGTTCTGTTGATGCTTTTTATTTTTAAAATATTCTCGCTTTGATTCAATAAAAAATTATTATAATCGTCTGCGGTAATCATTCTGTCTTGTGTTACATAATTACGTGGTGCGTTTGTTTTGATTGTATCTATTGTTTCTGCACTACTTGCATTAACTACTGACGATTTTAATTGTAATCCAACTGTCATCGTATACGTATTACCATCTACACCGCTATAACTAATATTGATAGTTTTGTTTGATATATCATCTGGACGCAATGTATAAGATATATTTTCACTTACACGATACCATACACGTATGATATTCTTTGGGATAGTGCCAAAATTTTCATCAGTGAACATAATACTTATCTGATTATTTGCTCGTGTCTTTACTACGAATATTTCACCATTTGCCTGAATATTATTATAGATTTCATTGTGACCAAATACACTATCAACTTTAGTCCATTCTGCTTCTATAGTACCATCTTCGGTGATTGACTGAACCCATACATCTGAATTATTAACGTTTGGAACATCTATGTCAAGTGAAAGATTACTGATAGGATTGTCTATTACAAAGTCTTTGTACTGCAATGCGCCCTGTTTGAATCCACAGAAGAATCCAGATGTATTACTACTAACACCCTTGCCATCATTCTTATATATCAATGTAAATGCTGATGTTGGATTGGGGATTGTTTCTGTCATGCTGCGAGATTGGTTATCATAATCTAATCCGATCACGTCAAACGATGAACTTGCACCTGCTGCGGTTCCTTGAATTGAAAACTTAATTTGATCATTCGTAGCGTTTAAATTATAATATTCAACACGCTGACCAGCAATGTCAACATTAATTCTTGGTGTACCGAATTGATTTCCACTCGCAAATGCCGCATTCATAACAGTAATGAAATCATCTAGGTTATTGATGTTGGATGTGCTTTCATATCTAATTTCTTTACCAGCCAACGTAGTACCATCACTGCCGATTACAGTTTCATTAGTTTTTACACTAACTACTTTTAATTCACCGAATGCTGCTACGTTACGTCTTGGTTGATAACCTATGAATTCTGCCAATTTAAATACAGAATCTTGACGCACTGCTGTACTCAAGAAGTTGTTACGAGTATTTAAATCTGCACGAAATGCTAAGTTATGTCCGAACTGTGCAATAAGATCTAGTAGTGCAACGAATTCACTTGATTCGATCCAGTCATTATAATTCTCTGGATACTTTGCTCGTACATAGTCGACCATCGTACTACGAATGGTAGTATAATCGTATGCTTGAAAATTCGCATTAATATACGAATCATATACAACGGTATAATCTTCCGCTGCAAATAACTTTGATTGTCTTACTGATTGTGTCATAATTTATAACTCGCCTGATTCACGGTCAAACTTTAATTCAAGTTCGGTTGCCGTCGTTGTCGGTATATACAATAATTCTATTATTACTGTCACCGTATGTTTATCTTCTTCTACCCTAACGATTTCACTTCTTAAATTGAAACGTGGGTCATAATTCACAATAATTGATACTTCCTGTTGAATTAAATCAACTGTGATATCATCTAGCGGCTGAAATACATAGTATGGCAAATTACTACCAAACTCTGGATTCGTCCATTTCTCCCCTTTACGGATTGAAAAATGATTACTCAAGTCTTGTTTAGCAAGATCTAGATCAGATAGTTGCTTACTTGTATTCTTTTCACCAATTGTGGTGTAACCGATTATTTTATTCATACATATATTTATGCAAAAATTAACTACCGTGTTAATGACAGCCATAAAAAAACCGCCTTGTAGACGGTTATATCATGATGATCTATAGATATTTAAGTTTTATTGAAAACTTTCTATTTCTGCTATTCTAACATGCTCTGATGGCCAGTTAATATAATCTAACCATTCAACTCGTGGGACTGTAATACCAAATGTCTTAGAAGAATAAGCAAGTGCGTGCCATGTAGGTTTCACAGGCTCACGAATAGGGCGCATTAATTTACTGCCCTTCGCACCATTACACTTTTTACACGATGCTACACAGTTTGTCCAACTTGTACCACCACCAAGAGATTTTGGAATAACATGATCAATAGTTAATTTTTCATTCTCAAATTGCTTAGCACAATACTGACACTCGTTTTGATCTCGTATGTATAAATTCTTGCGAGAGAACTTAGCCACAGTAGGCAATCTATGATATCGATTCAATATGACGACAGACGGCATCTGCATTTCAAAATTAGCAGAATGCAACATAGTATCGTAACTATCTAGTATTACTATTTTGTTTTGGAAATGTGCTTTTACTGCGTTCTGCCAACTAATAGTACTCAGTGGTAGCATAGACAATGGCTGTGCGTCTGCATTTAATAGCAGCACTCGATGGTTCATTAGGTAATACCTTTATATTGTATTCGCAGTAGTAACTATCTGTCGTTTTCTTGTTTGTGTTAAGTTTGGTAAAAATCTTTTTGTTTCGGCGTAGTAAACATATTCCGCTTGCTGGCGTGCTAGTTTATCTGTCAATGCAGAATACTCTGTGCGCAATGACTGTAGTCCACGTTCTCGTAATAATGTTCGCTCGGTACGACTACCATAATCACCCAACATCATTATCTTTGCAAGCGGCTGCGTTAACAGTCTATCATATCCACTTTCAATTAATGCGGTTGCTATGTAATCCCACTTCTTATCTATAATCAATTGAGACAAATCAAACGTTCTTGCAGTCGTTCCAACTTTAGTGAAATCGCCAGTGAAATAATATAGACATAGTAACGCATCGTATTGTGACTGACTCAATGTTTTAATTGCAAGTAGTCTCTTAAACCTTCGCTCTTTTGTTTTAAAGTCTTCTAGCCATTCACTGTACGCTTCGCTTTCTAGTAATCCTACACTATTAATTTTATCGTTGATAGTATTGTAACCTATTTGAGTGTCGTTGTCAAGGGTTGTTTTGTAACCTCTCCACTCGAATCGTCTCAATGCAAAATTAATAATATCACTACTTGCTTCAAATACACGTAGTTCTTGCTCTGTCTCAACAACCGCAACGTCACTGATTGTCCAGCGAGAATAATCTAT